ATGCTTAACGCTATGGAGCGCGTTCGAGATCAAAAACTTAATCTTGCTCAAGCTATGGCTGAGCATCAGAAAACGATTGATCTCGTAGCGTCCACCGCGTTAAAGCTTGCTAAAGCTTATTCAGCTATTCGAAAAGGGAATATTGGTCAGGCTCAACGTGCCCTCACTGGGTCACGGAAGAGTCTTCCCACGGGTAAGAATCTCGCGCAGAATTGGCTTGCACTCCAATATGGATGGAAGCCTTTACTGAACGATGTACACGGTGCTGTTAAACACCTGGTCGAGAACCCTCGTCCTCCCCGCTTCACTTGTACAGGCCGTTCTAGTTCTGCTGATTCTAATCAGCAGTTCAAGTGGCTTGCACATGGTGGGGCGGCGAATATGACGGCAACCGAAATTGGTTACGACAGTAGGGCTATGGTAAAGCTACGATACCAAGTAGCTAACCACACCGTACATACGATGTCTCAACTGGGTTTCACAGATCCTGCTTCTCTGGCCTGGGAATTACTTCCCTGGTCCTTTGCAGCAGACTGGGTCTTTCCAGTAGGGGATTATCTTATGTCTCGTAGCTTTGCTGACGGTCTCACCTGGTTAGGTGGGGTGTCAGTAAAATTTACGAGGAATAACTGGGTAACCAGATTCGACGGTCTTACGGTTACAGATAGTAGCTATATTTACACTCACAGTTCTGTAGATCTTTGCACTTCTGCAAATGTTCTTCATAACCGCGATAGAATAATAGCTTCTCCTGAGCCGGTGGTACCATCGTTTAAGAACCCTCTATCCAAGGAGCACCTCGCTAACGCTCTTGCGTTACTGAGGACCTCCGTACGAAGATAACCTTTTAAAGGATATACCTCACCATGGCAGCAATCGCCAATCTCACACTGACTGATGCCGCAGGCACACCAGTGAATCACACCTTCGTGCCGCAAGACTGCACCTCGGACCTCGCAACCTGGAACGAAACGGCTGGTGGTATTTCCATCGGTATGCCTCAGTTCACCTTCTCTCTGAAGCTCGGCTCAAACGGCCAAGCTAATAAGATCATGGGAAAACTGGTGCTTCCGACCCTGGAAACTATCTCCGGACAGGACGCTTCGGGTTACGTTGCCGTACCGGTGCTGGCTTATCAATGCATCGGTAAGTTTGAACTTACCATGCCGGCACGTGCGACTCTCCAGAATCGTAAAGACATCCGCGCCATGATTCAAGACGCGCTGTCCGATACGATCGTAACGACCGCACTCACCAGCTTCGAACGTCCGTTCTGATAACCGGAGTCTAGATCTATGAACTCAGTTCAGTTAGAATTGCATGTTAAATCTGCTCAGCAG